CATGTATATATGTCTAATATTGTTCATGTTGATTGTGGATTATGTAATTATAATATGAAAGAATTATTTAGTAATTTATTTCCTGATAAAAAAGAAGAATTAGATAAATTATTTGTTAGTGCAAATATTAATAATGATCATAATATTTATAATAAATTTAAAGAATTATATAAAATAATAAATAATACTGATTATAATGATGATAATATTAATATTAATATGCCTATAATGTATTATAATAATTTTTTTGTTACAGATGTTAATTTTTGGAAAAGAAATGATGTTAAAAATTATGTATCTATTATATCAAATAATCCTAATTTTTATTATTATAGATATGGTGATGCTCCATTACAAACAATATTATTATCATTATTAGAACCAAATAAAATAACACGAACTGTTTTTAAATATTCAAAAAAATTACAAAGAGAAGCATTTATTGATTTAAATAATAATATACATTCTTTTATGCCTAATAATTATGATAATAGTTCTTGTGTTATTGTAAATAAAAAATGATATTATTATATATAATATATATAAAGTTATTAATTATGATATATATAGGTGCTCATATTAATAAAGAAAATTCTATATTAAAAACTATTCAAAATATTAATTATAATAATGGTAATGTTTTGCAAATTTTTGCTTCATCACCTATGAATAGTACACCTCCTAATTTAACAAATATTAAAAATGAAAAAAATGATATTATTAATTATTGCAATAATAATAATATTAAATTAATTGTACACGGCTCTTATGTTGTTAATTTAGCAAATACAAATATTAATAAAAGATATACAGATATTAATAATAGATGGTGGATAAAATTATTAATTAGTGAATTAGATGCTTCTGAAATACTAAATAGTATTGGTGTTGTTATACATGTTGGTAAACATACCACTTTTTCTAAAGAAGATGGTTTAAAAAATATGTATGATAGTATTAAATATATTATTAATTATTTAAAAATAAATAAATACAATACTAAATTAATTATTGAAAATCCAGCCGGTGTTGGTACAGAACTACTGAAAACTCCAGATGAATTTATTGAATTTTATAATAAATTTAATAATGATGATAAAAAATATTTAGGTATTTGTATTGATACTGCTCATATTTGGTCTTCTGGTTTTGAATTAAATGAATATATAAATTATTTTAAATCTTATAAAGATGATATTTTAGCTATTCATTTAAATAATAGTAAAGTAATAAAAGGTGCTTCATTAGATAGACATGAAACACTTTTTAAAGGTAATATAGATTATAATGATTTTAAACCATTTTTAAAATTTTTAAATAAAAAAACATTAATTATTTTAGAAACACCTTCTAATAATTATAATACAGAAATTAAATGGCTTAAAAATTTATATAAATAAAAACTTTAATTAAATTATTTAATCTCGTTATAAATAATTAAATTATATATAAAATTATATTAGTGTTTTTATTATAATTAAAATATTATATGTTTTTAATATGTATATATATATATATATACATTTTTTATTTTAAAATTATATAACTAATTTTTTTGTAAAAAAAATGATAATTATTTATTTTTTTTATATTATGTTAAAATATATAATATTTTTAATTTTAATAATTAATATTTTATCTATTGATTCAATATTTATTAATAAATTTAAATTTATTAAATTTAAATATAATAAAAACAATAAAAAAAAATTATATAGAACTGATTTATATAATTATACTACTTATTATAATAAATCAAATTTTAAAAAATCTTATATTAATTATTATTATAGATATTATAATTAATTAATTAAATAAAAATTTTGTATTAAAATCTTTTATATTTTTTATATTTAATTTATTATCTTTTTTTTCATTATTTTTATTAATTTTAAAAAATGATATATACATAGAATATATATGTTATATTATAACATAAATGGTATATATTTATGTTCTAAAATTACAAAATGCAAAATATTATGTTGGTAAAACATTAAATCCATATTTTCGTATTGAAACTCATTTTAATTCTGAAGGTTCTGAATGGACTAAACTATATAAACCTGTAAAAATATTAGAAATAATAAAAGGAGATGATTATGATGAAGATAAATATACAAAAATTTATATGGATAAATATGGTATTGATAATGTAAGAGGTGGTTCATATACTTCTATAAAATTAGATTCTGAAACCAAAAATCAACTTATAAAAATAAGTAACAGTAATAATAATAAATGTTTCAAATGTGGTATTAAAGGACATTTTGCTAAAGATTGTAATAATTATAATAGTAGTAATGAAAGTGAAGAAAATGAAATATGGTGTTGTGAATATTGTGATAAAGAATTTGAAGATGAAGAAAAATGTGAAAAGCATGAAAAATATTGTAAAAACAAAAATAAAAATAAATCATATTCTGGTAATTGCTGTTTTAAATGTGGAAAATATGGTCATTTTGCATATAATTGTTGGTCTAATAAATCATCATATTCTAAAAAATGTAATATATGCGGAAAATATGGTCATAATGAAGTAAATTGTTATGAATTAGGTTAGATAATTATTTATATATTTGTGTTATTTTTAAATATTTAATTATTATTAACTAAAAATTTTGTATTAAAATCTTTTATATTTTCTATATTTAATTTATTATCTTTTTTTTTCATTATTTTTATTAATTTTAAAAAAAATGTATCTTTCTTTACATTTGTATCTATCATTTTTATATAATTCCATTTTATTTTTTTATTTATTTTATTTTTTTTATTAACTTTTTTTTTCTCTATATATGGTATCTCTATTGTTTTTTTTATAAAATTTTCTATTTTTAAATCTTTTAATATTTTATTTTTAATATTATATTTTCTTTTTAACTTACTTATTATATTATAAGGTTTTGTATAATTATAATCTGGACACGTTAATTGTTTATTTGGATAATCCGCTAAATTATCTCTTATATTGTCTATAAATATTAATCTATTATTTAAAACTTCTAATATATTATTTTTTTCTTTTAATTTTGGATATTTATATTTTAATTTATTTATAATTATTTTATAAACATTTAATAATGATTTTGACATATCCATATTTGAATTTTCTCTTGTAAAATATGGTTTATTAAATTTTATATTTGATGCTTTTTCTATATTTGATACTAATCCATTATGTGTCCACGTATATGTTGAATTTGTATATACATATATTTCTACATTTTTATATTTTTTTTTTATAAATTTTATAAATTCCTTAAAATATGGTCTTAATAATCCTTGTTTTAAATTTTTTACAAAATTTATTTTTTTTAAACATTCTTTATTTATATCTTTACTTTCACAGTTTGTTTTTATTAATTCTAAAAATTCATATTCTATTATTTGATATTTTATATTTCCTATTATACAATTATCTATATCAAATATAAATATATTTGGTAATTTTATATTTTTCATAATATTATTACTTATAGTATTTATTTTTTTTATATATATATATATTTGAACTAATATGAATAAAAAAAATATATATAAATATATTATTTAATTTATCTTTTTCCAATTTTTATATTGTAATCTTTTTTTATAAATAAATAACTCTATACATTATTAAACAATATATATTTGTTATTCATTTTATTATTATTATAATATTTTTTTATATTATTTTATATTAATAATAATAATATTTAATATTATCATTCCAACTTATTTTTTTATTATTTTTATTATTATTTAATAATGATAAAAATTTTTTATATTTATTTTTAAATATATTATTTACTAATATATCTACATATTCTTCATGATTAAATTTATTTAACATTTATATTATATACATTATATAAACTTAATAATCATTTTTATTTTATGAAATTCAAATTTTTATTATTTTTTATATTTTTCTATAATTCTAATTGTTTTATGATTCAAATGAATTCTAATATTAAATTAAAAAAAAATAATAATAATATATCTATTAATAAATTTAAATCATATATTAAATTAACTAGACCTAATGCTATTTTATATGAATTTGGTTTACCTGTTACTGGTAGTTATTTGATTTCTAATAATATTAATATTTTTTTTAATCCTACTGTTATTTTACTTGGTTTTATTAGTATTTTAATTGGTTCTAATAGTATGGTTATTAATGATTATTATGATTATAAAAATGGTGTAGATTCTGAAAAAAAAAATAAAATATTAAATTTAGGTTATTTAACTTCAGAACAAGTATTACATTTTTCATATTTATTAAATATTTTAACTTTCTATTTAATTTCTTTTATTAATAATAATTTAATTAGAAATATATTATCTACTAATATTATTTTAACATATTTATATACTCCTATTTTAAAACCTATACCTTTTGTTAAAAATTTTATAGTTTCTTTTATTATTTCTCAATCTCTTATTGTAGGTGCTTTAATTATTGATTATAATTTAATTAAAATTTTACCTCATATATTTTATTTATTTAATTATATACTTTGGCAAGAAATAATATTAGATGCTACAGATATTCGTGGTGATAAATTATCTAATATTTATACTATACCGGTATTATTAGGTATTAAAAAATCTTATATTATAGCTTTAATTTTTTTATTATTTGGTACTTTTATTCCTTTCGGATTTAATTTTTTATTTATTTTATTACAAACTCCTACATTATTTATTACTATTTATTCTATTATTAAAAATGTTATAATTTCTAATAAATTTATTAAATTTTCTAATTTTTTTATGCTTTTATCTGGTATATATTTATGTTATTTATAAAATTTTATAAACCAATTTTGTAATTCCCACGAAATTTCATATTTATATCCTATTGATTTTACTAAATTATTTATTGATTCATTATCATGTATATAATAAAATCTTTTTATTGTTGTTTCATTATTTAATTTCCATGATACATAATTTGCTCCCACTTTAAAATCTCTATAATCTTTTTTATTTTTTTTTATTTCTTCTATATTATATTCTTTCTCTTTCGACCAAAACGATACTAATAATGTACCATTATTTTCTAAATTATTTATCATTATTAATATAGCTTCTTTTTGTTTATCTATATTTTCTAAATGATGTAATACTGCTATTGCTATTATTTTATTATATTTATCATCTGATTTATAATCTAATATATCTGAATATTCAACATTTAATTTCTTTTCTTTACATATATTTATTAATTTTTTTGATATATCTATTCCTTTGCATTCATATCCTAATTTTTGTGCATATAACATATTTTTTCCATTTCCACATCCAACATCTAATAATTTTTCTTTTTCATTTATATTATTTAAATAATTTGTTACTGTTTTCCATATTCTTATTCTTGTATTATCAAATGATTCTGATATTATATCATATTGTTCAGCTATAATATTATTATGATTATTCATTAAATATTATTAATATATATTTTTATATCATTTTTTATATTATAATATTATAGAATTATATATTTTTATTATGTATAAATTTTATAAAAAAGTTATTATTAATAATAAAACTAAAAAAATATATATTAAAAATGGAAACAATAATTTTTATTATATTAAATATAATAAAAAATTTATTACTTTAAATAATTACAAAAAAATACATGGTGGAACTCTCACAGAGCCTATTGATATTCCAAAAAAAAATAATAATAATAAATCTAAAATTGATACTAAATTAGATAAAATGTCAAAATTAGTTGATAAAACTTTAACTATTTCTACACCACTTTCTGAATTTAAATCTATTAAATTTTGGAAAAAATTTAAATATAATAAATCTACTTTTAAATATGATGATAAAAATCAATTAAATTCTGATTATTTAGTAAAATTAATTTCTAATAAGTATAAAATGAATGATATTATAATTATTGATGATATTGATTTAGAATCTTTAGAATCTTTAGAATCTTTTAAATTAACTGATAAATCTTATATTATTATTGATGATAATATTTTATATAAACCTTTTATAAAAGAATCTGAACAAGATTTAAGAATACATAGATTAAGAATTCAAAATTATATGAAAGAAAATTATGACTTATCTAATGGTAATAATTTTATAAAAAAATTATTTGAAAAATCACAAACAAATTAATCTAATTTTTTTAAATATTGATCTATATAATTACCACCTTTTTTCTTTTTATATTTTTTTTTTCCACCAATTGTTAAATTATATATACTTTCTGCTGTTGTTTGTATTTGACTATTTTCATATTCATTCAATAATTTTGAACATTCTTCTGTTGGTTTATATGTAATATCTATTTTATGTAAATTGTCTATATTATTTCCACCTTTTGTTGGAGATGGTCTTCTATTTGATGGTGTTCTTTCTACTGAATAACTTCTTCTATGTCTATGTGATTTACCATCATCTTCTATTTTTTTTAGTACACCTTCTCCTATAGTTTCACTATTTTCTGGATTATAAATTTCTTTACGAACTAAATTTAATTCTTTATTTACTTCTTTAACTCTATCCATTAATTTTTTTATACTACTATCATCTGTGTTTTTTGTATTTTTTTGTTTTTCTGCTACTTCTTTTTTTAATGATTTAAGTTCTCTTGTTATTTTACTAAATTTATTATTTAATTTATTATTTAATTTTTCTGCACTACTTCCACCACTAGGTGATGGTCTTCTATTTGATGGAGTTCTTTCTACTGAATAACTTCTTCTATGTCTATGTGGTTTACCATCATCTTCTATTTGTTTTACTACACCTACTGTATGATAATTTTCTGGATTATCAACTTCTTTACGAAGTAATTTTAATTCATTTATTAATTCATCAAGTCTATCTTTTAATTTTTTTATACTACTTTTATCTGATGATTTTTTATTTTTTTTTTCTATTAATTTTTTTTCTATTAATTTTTGTTCTTCAACTAAATCTTTTAATTTATTTTTCATTTTTTCTGTACTACTTCCACCTTTTGTTGATGGTTTTTTATTTATTATTTTTTTTTTATTTATTTTTTTCTTAATAACTTTCTTTATTTTTTGTTTATTTTTTATACTCATTATCTAATATATATTAATATAAAATTATTTTCAGTATTTAATATAAAATGAATAATTTAAATTATGATATTATTAATTATATTTTAAATATACGCACTAATGATTTAGAATTAGATATTGTTAATAAAGAATTATCTATTAGATATTATAAAGACTTAATTATATTTATATATGAAAATAATTATATTATTGATTTTTTTGATTGTTCATCATCAATTTATTTAAATGATAGAAAAAAATTTGAAAATTTTATTGTTTCTTATAAATATATTACATATAAACCTTATATTAATAAAAAGACTGATATAATTTTTAATACACATTTAAAAGGAAATATTAAAATTATACAAATTTTTAATAATAAAATTATTTATATTTCACATATTTTAAAAAATCCTAATTTATTATCTTTATTAAAAATTAGTAATTTTATTTATTATAATGTTTTATCTATTAAACCTTTAGATTCTTATGATGATAATAACATTTATATTAATAAATTTAAACAAGTATATCAATATAATAATATTAAATATTATATTATACATTTTGATTGGGAATTTGATACACTAATTAAAATGATTGGTATTAATAATTTAGTTCCAAAATATTATTATAAAGAATATAAAAGAGATAATAGTAATTTTAATTATGTTGATACTAATGTATTAGAAATTATTAATACTTATCAAGAAAATTATCTTTCTAAAAAATATAATAGTAATATTATTAAAAATTATTTACATAATAGTATATAAATATTATATAATATTATTCTTTATGATCTATATTAGTTTTGATATTGGTATAAAAAATCTTGCTTTATGTATTCTTTCTCATAACAATAATATAATTAATATTATTGATTGGAGAGTTATTACTTTAGCTGATAAAAAAAAAAGTGTTTCGGGTTTAACATTAATTTCTGAAATATTATTTTATGAATTAGATAATATTATTGGTTCTATTCAAGAATTAAAATATGATACAATTGATTTTGTTTTAATTGAAAATCAACCTTCTAATTTAAATGGTATTATGAAATCTATACAATTATTAATTTATTCTTATTTTAGTTTATTAAAACATTGGGATAAATTTGTTTCTAATGTTATACTTATTAATGCTTCTTTAAAATTACAATTTCATGATTATAAACCTTCTGAATTCATTATTGATAATACTAAAACTAAAAAACAACAAAAAGCTGATAAATATAGAAAAAATAAAAATGATAGTATTGAAATTACTAAATATTATATTAAAGATAATAATTTATTAAATGAGTTCTTTTCTAAACATAAAAAAAAAGATGATTTAGCTGATACATTATTACAAACTATATCTTATATTAAAAAAGATAATAATGAATTAATTATTAATAATGTTAATATTAGTGAGAATAATTTAATTGATTTTTAATTATATTTTTTTACTAAAATATTACTTTTTATAAAAAAATTGATTTAATACTTATTAATAAGTATTAACAAAATGACTCAAGAAAAGGCAAAGGAACTTTTTAAAAATATGCCACCACATTTAAAACAACAAGTTATTAATATTAATAATGCAATGACAAAAATAGAAGAGAATGATAAATATAATTTTTCAAAAAAAAAAGATTATTGATAATTTTATATCTTTATAAAAAAAAGTACATTTCTTAATTTTATTTTAATTTTAAAAATAAATTTTAAAATTTTAAAATTTTTTAAGAAATGTACTTTTTTTATTTATTTTTATTTTATATAATATATACATTACTATTATTATTTGAACAATATTTGTTATTAATAATGATTTACTTTTTATTAAAAATCCATATATTATCCACATTATTATACCAAATAATAATATTAAAAATGTTTTTTCACTTAAATCTTCTGTTTTATTTGTTTTATATATTTTTATACCTTGTGGTAAAATGCTGTTGTTGTTAATAAACCTGCTGTAAAACCTATAATTTCTTTATATAAAGACATCTATTTATATTTATTATATTTTTAATTATTAGTAATATGTATAAATTATCTAAAAATATTCAAAAATCATTATTAAAAAAATTATATAATACAAGAACTAAAATTAAAATAGATAATGATATATATTTAGATAAAGAACATGAAAAATTATGCGAATATTATAATAAATATATTGAATTATCAAAAAAATTTTCTTCTAGTAAAACTATTAAAGAATATAAATCTATTAAAATAGATAAACATTTATTATCAGATTCACACGATGAAGATGATAAAATTATATATAAAGAACATAAAATTACTTTTGATTTATTATATAATGAATATAATAAAAAATTTATAAATAGAATATTTGTATTACATAATGATTTATATTATAATGAATGGATTAATGAACAAAATAAATTTATTAAAAATTTAAATAGTAAAGATATATATACTTTAAGATGTCATACTCACGATGCTAATTTAATTATTAATTATTTTATAAATAATAATTTAAATATAGATAAAGATATTGATCAAATTGGTATGGATTCCGAACCTTATAGAAAATCAGAAATTGTTGTATCAAAAAAAATATTTAATTCAAATAGAGATTATATTTTATTTTATTATCAAATAAAAGAATATTTATATAATTCTGATAATAAATCTTTATTAAAATTAAATAGATTAGAATTAGAAGATTATATTATTAATAATTATCATAATTTTAATTGGAATGATATATTATTATTATATATTAGAGATATAAACAATATATTTGATAAATGTCCATTATTAAAAAATACATTAATATTATATAGAGGTGTTTATGATGATTATTATAATAAAAATTCTATAAAAGGTTATCATTTATCTAAAACATTAAATAGTTTTACATTAAATTATAAAACAGCAATTACTTATGGTGGAATAAATTGTTGTGTAATGAGAGTTAAAATTCCTATTTCTTATAAAATTATTTTAATTGATATTTTATCACCATATAATGAAGAAGAAGTATTATTACCTTTTAATACAAGATATTATATTGATTATCCTAGACATATAATAAATTATTATAGAAATACTGAAATATGTCCTGATACAAATAAAAGCAAAAAAATAATGGTATCTGATTTATCTGTTATATCTAAATCTAAATCTAAATCTAAATCTAAATCTAAATCTAAATCACAATAATTAAAAATATTTATATATATATTTAATAAAAATAATTATAATACTCTCAGTGGGGATCGAACCCACGACCATAAGATTAAAAGTCTTACGCTCTACCGAACTGAGCTATGAGAGCATTATATATATATATATATAATATTCTTTATATATTTTTATAAAATTCTAAATATTTATCAAAAGGTTTTATATTATTATTATTATTATTATTATTATTATTACTATATAACTCGCAAATTATATTATCAAAATTATAATTTTTTTTTTTTAATAAATTAAAATATGAATTTAAAATAAATAATATTACTATAAATACTATAAATTTATAAATTAAACTTATTTTTGGTCTTATTAAAATATCAAAAATATAAAAAAATGTTATAAATAATATTATAAATATTAATAATATATCTATTAATATATCTAAATATTTTAACATATATAAATCTATAAATAGTATAGATTATATAATTATATTTATGAATAAATGTTTGATAATGAATTAATTTTTATATTAGATTTAGATGGAACTATTATTGGTAATTGTATGTATCAATCTGATTTATATTTTTTACAAAATATACAAAAAAAAAATAATATTAAAATATTAAATAATAATAATTTAATTAAATCTTATAATAAAGATTCTAATTTAATAAGACCGTATTTTATGTATTTTTATAATAATATTTTAAAATATTATCCGAATACTCATATTTTTATTTATACAGCTTCTCAAAAAAAATGGGCTTATAAAGAAATTGAATATATTGAAAAACAATTAAATATTAAATTTTCAAGACCTATATTTACACGCGAAGATTGTTTAATATCAAGCGACGGTTCATATAAAAAATTAATATCTAAAATTTTACCAAAATTAAAAAGAAAAATTAATAATTTTGATAATATTAAAGATAATTTAATTATTATTGATAATAATAATATTTTTTTAGATTATTTATCTAATTTTATTTTATGCAAATCTTATCAATATATTTATATACTTGATATTTGGGATAATATTAATATTGATTATTATAATTATCCTAATTTAAATAAATTTATTACTAAATTAATTAAAAATAATAAAATTCATAAATATAATATTAATTTAAATAATAATGATAACATTTTAGAAAAAATTTATAAATGGAAATATAAAAAATATAAAAAAATAAATAAAAATAATAAATTTGAATTAAATGATATATTTTGGAAAAAAATAACAGATACTATTATTAATAATGATTTTAAAAAATTTAATAAAGAAACTATTAATTATTTACAAAAAATAGTAAATAATTAATAAAAAGTACATTTCTTAATTTTATTTTTATTTTTAAAATAATTTTAAAAATTTTAAAATTTTTTATGAAATGTACTTTTTTAAATAGAGTTTATTTTATAAAAATTAAAAACTATATAAGAATTATTTTATATATATAAATAGATAATAAACAGTATATCTCCGTCCTCATAGCTCAGTTGGTTAGAGCGAACGGCTGTTAACCGTTAGGTCACAGGTTCGAACCCTGTTGGGGACGTTAAAAATTATTTTTTTATTTTTATTTTAGTTTAAAATAAAAAAAAATGATTGTTAATATTTATATAAATTTTATATTCAAATAATGAATTATTCAAATTACGACCTAATTATTGATAATACTAATAAACAAATTAAAATTTTTAAATATAATAAAGAAATTGATAATGAACATAAAAAAATTTTTAAAGAAACATGGGAAAATTGGGAAACTGTAGATGATGATGTTATTTTAAATGTTAAAGAATTAATTGCTAAATATACTGATAATAATATAAATATATATGGATATACTACTCAAGATACTATTACATTTGTAAATGGTAATAAACATTATTATATTGTTTTTGAAAATAATGATATTAATATTTATTATGTTGAAGGTATTTACAGTTCTGTTGTAGATGACTCTTTTGAAATTTTACTAATGATGTTATCATATTAATAATAAATATATTATATGATATTTGTTACATCATTATGATATATATCTTCTATTTCTTTATTATATGATTTAATTTGTATTTCTGATAGCCATTCTTTCGGTGCAACAATTATTTTTTTACTTTCATAATAACTAATATATGATGCCATTAAACTAAATGTTGAATTTGCTATTATATTATGTTTAATAAATGACATTAGTATAAATTCTACTTCTACATTATTTATATCTATAAAATATATATTCACTTTTTCATTATCTAATACTTTATTATTTATATTTTTTTTACACCATTCAATATCATCTGAAAATATTACTATATTATTTCTATTTACTATTTTTAATGCATTAATATAATAATTAATATCTAAACTATTATGATAATTATTAGGTGTTAATATATAATCTGTTCTTCTAAAATGCATTGATACTATATCATCATCTTCACATTCTTTATTATTTATATTTGTAAAATATCTTTTTATTTTATTATATAATTCATATGTTTCATACATTAAATTTTCTGATGAATATACTAAATGTCTTAAAAAATTTCTTGTACTTTTTTCATTTTCTAAATATTTAAATGATTGAAAATATCCAAATAATAAAATATTATTATTATCATTTGGAATTTCATTATAACAATAATTTTTTTTTTCATTATATTTTAAAAATTTAATATTATCAAATTCATTAATATTTAATACATTTAATTTATTACTAAATAATGTATTCCAAAATGATTTTCTTTCTAAATTATATGAATTATATAATTTATTAGAATATTTAAAAATTAGTTTTTTTTTATTTTTTATAGAATATGCATATACTGTTCCTATTTGAAATAATTGATTACCTAATCCTCCTTGAATAATAATTGATACATAATTATTTATATTATTATTAAAATTGAAATCAAAATAAATTAAATTTTCTAACATATTTATTTTATATATATTTATAAATTAATCTTTATTTATATTTAATTTTTGCGTATTATTATATAAACAAATTAAATTAAATATATATATATATATATAATGAATTTTAATAATAGTAGAGATGAAATTTTTAATTTAAATAGAAATAATTTTAATGATAATAATACTTTTAAATCTAATAATAATTTTGGAGGAGGTTTAAGAGCAGGTGACGATAGCATTTTAAATAAAAAAAAAATAAGTGAAGATATTATTTCTTCTTCAGGTGCTTCTTCTTCTAGTGGTTCTGTTTCTTCATTAAGTGATACTTCATCTGAAAATAGTTCAGTATCATCTTATAAAAAAAATAAATCTAAATCTCGTGATATTGATTCTTCCACATCTTCATCTTCTGGTTCTGATAGCAGTAATTCTAATGCTTCTTCTTCTAGTTCTTCAACTGTTAGTAGAAAAAAATCTAATAATATGGTTGATAATGTACGAGAAAAAAAAGAAATTATTTATCAATTAGATCGTTTAGAACAAAGAGGTTATAAAATCCCTTTTAAATTTAATTTAAATTCTGATATTGAAGAAATGCGTCTTGAATATAATAAATTATTAAAAGAAAAAGAAATTGATAATAGTATTCGTTTTCAACGCAAAATGTTAATGGCTTTTAGTACTGGTTCTGAATATTTAAATAATAGATATGACCCTTTCTCTATACAACTTGACGGATGGTCTGAACAAATTCACGATAATATTACTGATTATGATGATATTTTTGAAGAATTACATGATAAATATAAATCAACTGGTAAAAAAATGGCTCCAGAATTAAGATTATTTATTAGTTTATCTGGTAGTGCTTTTATGTTTCATTTAACTAATAGAATGTTTAAAGAACAACCTCTTCCTAATATTGAAAATGTTTTAAAATCTAATCCTGATTTAATGAAACAATTCCAACAAGCTGCTGCTAAAGAATATGTTATGCCTTCTAATAATAATAATGATATATCATATAATAATAATTCAGATTTTAATAATCCTAAAAATGGACCTGGAATATTTGGTATGGTAAGTGGTCTATTTAATAATTTAGGTGGTGGTTCTATGCGAGATAATAATAATAATAGAAATTTACGTGACGATGATTCTATTAGTGAAATAGATTCTATTATAGATGATGTTCATAAAAATATTTCTATAGATAATATTATTAATAATAATAATAATAATAATAATATTGAAACTTTATCTGTTAGTGATGAAGAGATCACATCTATTATTGAAGATAATGCAGATATTAATCTTTTAAAAAAAAATAAAAATAAAAATAAAAGAAGTTTAAATATATAAATTTACATATTTATTTTTTTGATAATGATTTTATACCTTTTTTTGTTTTTGATACTACTTTACTAACTTGATTACTTAATTTGCTTAATTGTTCAGGTACTTCTTTATATCCTTTAACAGGATTTTTTATTAAATTTGATTCTATTTTTTTTGATATACTTTTTGCATTTTCAAAAAATATTGTTATACCCGATAATATTATTGGTAATATTAATGTTGTTAATAATAATATTAATAATAATATTAATTCTATTGTTGAACCCGCCCATAATAATTCTCTTCTTATATCTGCAGAACAAGTACATCCTGCACTAACTAACTGGCGAGTATAAGTAATTGTCATAAATAAATATACTGCTAATACTATATAAAATACTAATATTACAAATGTATATAATGCTGATACTTGTTTGCCAAATATATTTGCTAATACTGATCCGGGTGGTATTAACATAATAAATAATAAAAATACTAATGCAAATATACTAAAAGATTTTATAAATCCAACATGTGGATATTCAAATGCACATTTACATTTATCTATACCTTCATTCTCTAATTTTAATATATATGAATATGCTAATGCTAATAATATAAATATAAATAAATTAACTATTAAATTTCCTAAATAATTAGAGGTTATAATATCTTTCATTATATTTATTTTCTTTCTATATTTAACAGCGAAAAAAACTTTATTTATATATTATTATTAATTCCGATTATTTATTAATTATATTTAATATTAAAAATCTTGTTGAACTATCTACTTTTTTTAAATCATATTCTTTTAAATTATCTATTATTTTATTATCTATTTTATTTTTAAATATTTCTAATATTTCTAATAAATAATCTATTATATATTTATAATAATTATTATTTATACTAAAATTTATCTCATCATATATTTTTTTTGAAAGGTTTATAAATATTTTTTCATATAAATCATTATTTTGATTATACATATAATATATTATTTTAAATATATTTAATTGACTATTTTTCCATTTTATATAATTACAATATTCATCGTAATATTCATTATTTAATATATTTTTCTCTTTTATTAAACTATATGGATACCATATATTATTATCTACATAATTATTTATATAATTATATATTATTTTATTATCATATTTTTCAAATATTTTTAATATTTTAATATATAATATATCATATTTTTTTCCTATAAAATTTATTACTATATTAATTAAATCTAAATTATTTATATTTATTATTTCATTTATTTTATTTATTATTATTTCTTCATTTGATATTGTTATTTTATTTAATAATCCTATTAATATTTTATTATTTTTATTATTATTATTTGGTGGTGTAAATATATGTAATTTTTGTTTATATATATTATTATTTTTCATATTTTTATATTTTTTTTTCTCCCATACACTTTTTGGATCATATTTTACACTAAAACAATTATAACTTTTTATTATTTCATTATATTTTATTTGTATATTATTTGGTATTATTTTTTTATTTTCTCTATATTTTTTTAGTTCTTGTTTAAATATATCTAAATCTATTTTTATTATTTCATATTCTTCTTCTTCATCTTCTTTATTCATTGCATATATTTATTAAATATTATTATTTAATCTTTTATACCAAATTTTTATTATATTATATATTTAATATTATTTAATATAATCAATATAAAGAATATACTATTATTTATTATTATTTATTTATTATTTTATTTATTTTATATTTATGAATTATAATTCTATTTTTTATAATAAAATTAATAATTATTTTCAACTTTATTCTATTTATCGTACTATTATTGTTGTATATAATAACAATTATGCTAATATTATTTATAATAAATTAATTTTAAATGATCATAATGTTATTATTATTAATAATATTAATACTATTTATAAAATTAACTTTGATAAATTAGAAGAAAGAGTTGTTATTATTAATTATTATTTATTTTATTATTTGATTTTTCATTTATTTAATTATAATTTATTACATAATTTTAATTTTATTATTTTTTATAATATTGATTATAAAATTAAATCTTTATTATTAAATTTTTATAATTTTATATATAAATTTAATAATACTATTTTTTTATAATTATTTTTTCTTTATTATAATTAGAAAATATATATAATATGTCTAAAAAATCTAATAATGATTTTTTTGATAATACATTTACTGTTTTATTATTAGGTTTACTTATTATTTTAATAGGTTTTTCTATTTATATGTTTATTATTGATTCTCCAACTATTATTGATACTTTTAATAATAATACTTATAAATTACATTTTTTCTCAATGACTAATTGCGGACATTGTGAAGATTTTAAACCTATTTGGTATGAAATTGAAAAAAATTTACAAGGATATACTTTACATATTGATCCCAATAATCCTAATTATAATAATCTTGTTGAAAAATTTAATATTAATGGGTTCCCTCATATTCAAATTGTTGATCAATATAATAATAAAATATCAGAATGGTCAGGACCTCGTGAAGTTTCTGCAATAGTTAATTGGTTTAAAAATACTGCTAATTTATAAAAATTTATTTAAAAATTTATTATATTTATTTTATTATGTCTAATTCTTCTAATTTTACTATTGATTCTTCTTCTAATTCTTCTTCTAATTCTTCTCCTGATTTAAACGAAATTAAAATATCTCCTAATAAATATCTTATTATTTCTAAATCTAATTGTATTTATTGTGATAAATCTAAAGATTTATTAACTTTATATAATATTGATTTTGATACTATTAATTGTGATAAATTTTTAACTTCTATTAAAAATAAAAATAATTTTCTTGATTATATGACTGATTTAATTGGTTATGAATATGCTAATATGCCTATGATTTTTTTTGATAAAGATTTTATTGGTGGTTTTTCAGAATTGGAAAAATCTGTTTCTTTAACTAAATAATATGTATTTTATTTATTTTTTTTTATATTATAATTTAATAAAATGCCTCCACAAATTTCTCTCGATTCTTTATATCAGTATAAAAATAATAAAGATAAAAAAAAAACTTATATTTTTGATGAAATTATTTTAAAATGTCACGATAAAATTAAAAAAATTGCTATTCAAGGTGGTCAATGTATATTTTTTGAAATCCCTTATGTCATTATAGGTAAACCATTATATAATATTTTTGATTGTATTGATTATATTGTTAAAGCTTTAAAAAAAAATGGTTTATTTGTTAGTATTTTAGCTCCTCCTAATAATAATATTTTATATATCTCTTGGAATCCTAATGATACTAATAAAAGAAAAAGATTAATGTAATCAAATTTATAAAAAAAACTGATAATTTTATATATTTATTATTTTGTCCATTATTATGCTTGATAATATTACTTCTTCTATAAAAAAAACTTGTCTTGATAATTCTAAAAATATTAATAATTTAATTTATATTATTGATTTCCTTCAAAATTTAAATTCTGAATTAAAATTAAATTATTCTCATAGAATTAATAATAATTATTATAATTATTCTATTAATAATTTAGATTATCTTTGTATTTATAATATTATTAAATTTCTTAATTCTGATTTTATTTCTATTATTAATTTCGCTTACACTTCTAAAAATTTCTATAATGAATTATATCATTTTATATTATTTTCTAATTCTATTATTATTAATAATTTTAATAAATATAATACTTTAGGTTTTAAATTCTCTATTGAAAATAGTTTTTATACTATTAATCATTTAAAATTACTTTGTGATAACATCTTTAATTATTCTATTCCTGTTCCTTCAGACCATTCCCTTATTAATTATAAATCTATTAATTGTACTATTAAATTATTTGAAAATATTTTCTCTAAATATAAAATTACTGGTAATATTTATGCTATTAGCGATTCTGTTGATAATAATAATAATATTTTATTTAATTTCTATTATAATTTATTTAAATTAAAATATCAAGATGATAAAGAACTTTATGGTAATAATGTTGAATTATATACTTTATTTAAATTATTTGATTATTCCAGTATTAATTATATTTATTATGATTATAAAAAAAATAATGTTATCGATACTTATTTACCTTCTAAAAATCAATATTCAAATAATTTTAATCTTTATTTAAATATTTATAAATCTGATAATTCTATTCGTATTTTTAAATGTAATTTTGATTTATTCTCTATATTTTATTCTATTAAAATTAAAAAATATCAACTTCTTATTGATATTTTAAATACTTTCGAATTTAAAAAAATTACCAAAAAAAGAAAACTTAATTATGATAGAATTAAATTAATTAATAATATTATTTATAGTATTTTAAATAAATCTGTTTATTATTCTAATATTCTTTCTAGAGTTCTTATTCTTATTGCTTTAAAATCTCTTAATTTTATTTTATCTGATAATAAAAATAAATTTATTGTTTTTAATAATATTACTATTCCTATTTTAAATAATATTTATTATGATGTTAACAATTATTTTAATAATTTTAATCAAATTAGACCTAATTATTTAAATAAATATTTATTTGATCAATATTTTGATAATTTAATTATTTTTAATAAATATATTCGATTCTAAAAAAAAATGATTATATTTATTCTCTATTTTTATTATAATGATTAACGTTTACACTGATGGTGCTTGTTCTAATAATGGTAAATCTAATGCTTTAAGTGGTTACGGTATTTATTTTGCTGATAATGACCCTCGTAATCTATCTCAAAAAATTGATGGTAATAAACATACTAATAATATCGCTGAATTAACTGCTTTTATTAAAGTTTTTGATATTCTTAATGATGATATTATTAAAGGAGAACAAATTAATATTTATACTGATTCTGAATATGTTATTAAATGTGCTTCATCTTATGGTGATAAATTATCTAAAAATAATTGGAAAACTTCTAATGATAAAAATCCTCCTAATCTTGAATTAGTTAAAAAAGCACACCAATTATATAAAAATTTATTTAATGTTAAATTAATTCATATTTCTGCACATACTAATAAAGATGATATTCATTCTATTGGTAATGAAAATGCTGATAAATTAGCTAATTTAGCTATCGGTGTTGATATATGTCCTTATAATAATAACAATAATAACAATAAAAATTATATTAATATTTCTTATTTTAATAAAGAACTTGCTAAAAATTTAGGTGCTAAATGGGATAATAATAAAAAATCTTGGTATTATGATAATACCCTTTCTGATGAAAATATTATTAATTTAAAAAAACTAGAATCTAATAATAATAATTCTTTTACATCTGATGTATCATCTTCTACTAATGATACTAATAAAAATTATATTAATATCTCTTTTAATAAAAAAAATATTGCTAAATCTTATGGTGCTAAATGGGATAATAATAAAAAATCTTGGTATTATTTAGATTCTTTATCTACTGAAAATATTGATAAATTAAAAGATTTACAATTATAATTTTATGCTCTTAAATGTAATCCACCATCTACTGGTATACTTAATCCTGTTATATATTTACCTTCTTTTGAACATAAAAATCCTACTATTTCACCTATATCTCTTGGTAATATTTCACCCATTGGTTGCATTTTTGTTATAATATCATATCCATTATTTCCTGTTTTATTTTTTATATTATCCCACGCTTCTGTTTTGATTGCACCTGGTACTAATACATTACAATTTATATTTTTTTTTGCTGATTCTAATGCTATCAATCTCATTGAATATTCCATTATTGTTTTTCCTATTCCTGGTAATGCATATCCTGATTGTGGATTATACATTAAATTACATCCTGGTGATGATATTCCTATTAATGAACCACTATTTTTCATTCTATATAATCCTCTCTCACAAATATCTATATATGCATCTCCATATAATTTTTGATAATATCTTAATCTTCTAAATTTATTATTATTATAATTTGCTTCTAGTCCATCTCCTAATATTAATAATTCTCTATTAAAATTCTCACAATTTTCTGATGTTACTCCTATATATTGTCCTGCATTATTTATTATTGCACTTAATTCATAATTTTTACCATATCTATTATCATATACATCATATATTAAATCTCTTGTCTCTTTTTTTGATAAATCTCCTCCTACTAATGTAACACTTATATTATATCTCTTTTCTAAATTTTTTTTACTTATTAATGCTATTTCTCTATTTGTATTATATGTTAATAATAAATTATATCCTCTTTTCCCTAATGAATTTGATATTCCGTATCCTATTCCTCTTGTTCCTCCTGTAATTATTGCTACTTTTTCTATTATATTACAATAACTTATATAAAATAAACTTTTTAATATTATTAATTTTATTAATTTCATTTTATATTTATATTTTTTTATTCTTATATTAATTAAAATAGTACATTTCTTAATTTATTTTAAATTTTAAAATTATTTTATAAAAATTAAAATAAATTAAGAAATGTACTATTTTTATATATATATTTATATATTATTAAATGTCTAAAAATGAATTAGGTCAGTTTTATACTACTAATTATAAATATATATTATCTAATATGTTTATTCCTAATAATATTAAAACTATTATTGAACCTTTTGCTGGTAAAGGCAACCTTTTAGATTTTATTAATAATAAAGAAAAATATAATATAGAATTTATGATATTGATCCTAAATATGAAAATACAATTAAAAAAGATACTTTAAAATTTCCACCATCTTATAAAGATAAATTTATATTAACTAATCAACCTTATCTTGCTAGAAATAAAAGTAAAAATAAAGAACTATATGATTTATATAATACTAATGATTTATATAAATGTTTTATAATTAATGATGAATGTTTATGGTGTTATTATTATTATTCCTCTTAATTTTATATCATCTGTTAGAAAATTTGATATTGATTTACAAAAAAAATTTATAAATAAATATTCTATTAAAATTATTAATATTTTTTAAGAACAAGTTTTGATGATACTTCATATACTATTTTATAAAAAAAAAATTAATAAATTAACAACTATTAATATTTATCCAAATTTAAAAACATTTACTATAGAATTTACAAATTATAGAATTGGTGCTGAAATATATAATTTACCAATAAATAATGATTATAAAATTTATAGAGTTACTAATAAAAATAAAAATAATATTACAAATATATTATTAAAATGTATAGATTATAATCAAAATAGTAAATTAAAATTTAAACTTATTGAAAATGATAAAATATTTATTGATAATACATCTTAATTTATCTGCAAGAAGTTATGTAACACTTTGTATAAATAAAAATTTAACATTTGATAACCAAAAAATATTAGTTCAAAAAAATGAATAATTATATAAATAATTTAAGATATAAATATAATTCATTATTTTTAACAAATTATAGAGAAAGTAATACTATATAGCTAGAAAAAAGATTACATTTGATTTTAGCATTTAATATTTGTAATTATATACTTAATAATCAGTTTTAATTATAAAAAAAAGTACATTTCATAAATAATTTTAAAATTTTTAAAATTATTTTAAAAATAAAAATAAAATTAAGAAATGTACTATTTTTAAAAACCTAAAAAGCATTGTTTTTACATTAAAAATACTATTTTTATTTAATTTTTTTATTATTATTTTGCTTTATTATTTTTTTATTTAAATTAAGAAAAAAAAGATTTTAATTTTTTTGTAAAAAAATTTTGGTAAAAAATATTTTTACTGCGTAAATGCGAAACGCAAAAAATTCTGATATTAAATTTTATATTTAAAAAATAAAATATAAACTATTTATAATAAGGACGCAAAATGTCTAATATTTTATTACATAAATGTGAATTTTGTAATTATCAAAGTAAAAGGAAATATGATGTTAAAAGACATCAAACTGCTAAACATAAATGTCAAATTATTGAAAATAATAGTAAAAATTTAACTAGACAAAATGTTATCCCTGACGGTGAAAATGTAATCCCTAACGGTGAAAATGTAATCCCTAACGGTGAAAATGTAATCCCTAACGGTGAAAATGTAATCCCTAACCAAAATATTTGTAAAAAGTGTAATAAAATTTATAATAGTAA